CAGGTCACTGAGCCAGTTGTTGGGTGTTCCCGGTGATAATTCTGGTAAGTTTTGGTAGTACACTAGCTGAATAAACTGCTCTGTTTGCGCTGGGTGTATCCGTAGCTGGTCATCGATGATGGCGTAGGCAATGTCATTGAATGTCCCACCTTCACGGTTATTAAGCTGCTCAGGTGAATGGTACTTCGGCGTAGTTATCTTGCCGCCACCAACAGGGCTAACCTCTATATCTCTCAAGCCATCGAAGTCAGCAGGGAGGCCATAGTATTCTTGGTCTGTGACTGACTCAATCGACACCCTAGACACCATTTTCTGTGTATTCAGGGGCCGGTTAGTTCTAGATTCGACAATGCGCAGGAACGAATCCATCCTGCTGGTCACTTCCGTGTCAGTCCTGTCGGCGTACCCCAGTGCTATGTCGATTATCTCGGTATAATTCATCAGTTAATCCTTGAGATTGCACTAGATACAAGTACGTTAGTGGTCCCGCTGTCATTGGTGACCCACGCTTCCACGTAATCGCCCGTTGAAAGCACTGACTGCCATATTAACGTGATATTGACCGGCGTACCGGACGCAGTTCGCACATCTTGCTCTGAAGCGGCTATTACAACGCCGTTGATAGCTACCTGCATGGATAAGTTTGTCGAGCCGCCCGACACTGGCTCTATTGAGCATGAGAAGGTTATAGGCTGCTTAATATCCTTCGTGCCGTTGTATGTGAGCCTGCCAGCAGTCGAACCAGTAAACTGACTCGCCTCCTCCACACTCCATAAACCAGCCACAAGGACATAAACGCTCTGAGTGGCGATAACTGTCGCTGTAGCGTTGGCCTGCATAGATAGTAAGCCGTCAGGTCGCGTATCACGGATACTATCGTTACCAAAGAACTCCCATAGAGCGTCATCAGGGGTGATACCCGCCAGCGGAACGCCTACATTACTGTTAACCATCCGGTGCATACTGCCTATGCCGTTTGCGTTAATATTTGCAGAGCCTACAGCACCAGTGAGTCCAGCAGAGCCGTTGAGCAGTGTCGCAACGATGATATCAATGATGATAGAGTCAAAAGTTGCTGTACCCAAGTCCCAAATGGAGCCGTTGTTTATAGTTATTGTTGAGGTATCCCAGAGCAGCACCCTGAAGTTGCCGGTAAATGTCATACCGTCTGTCTCTATCGTGCATTCGCAGTTGTTGAACCTGATGTTACTAGCGCTGGTGGAGATGAATGCACCCCACATATCACAGTTAACGACTAGCTCCTTACATCTTAATATGCGGGAGCCTGTGTCCGTGTAATTAAATACGCGACCATTAGGTATGTCTATCGTCAGGTTGTTGATGCTTACGGTTGCATCCAACATGGTGAACAGGTCAGCGGAACTGGTGCTGGTCAGTGTGGTGAGAATCGACTCACTACCTGAGATGCAGGTGAGGTCTTGCAGTACAAACACATCTGACCCTAGATTGATGTCAGCACCTATCACGTACTGTGTATCAGCAAGCAGTGTGATGACACCAGCTATCGGAGCTGGGAAGTCGGTCTTTGCGTTTATTAGCACTTGATTGCTCGGCGTTATTGCCGCGCTGATGGTGCTGATTAGAGCTTTCTTAGTTGTGCCGCCGCCGGTCTCTTGGATGAGGAACTCATCGGTTGATACCAAGGGCGACTTCGCGGTAAAGTCATTAATCGTTTTATTAGCCATTCTTATTTACCTGCTTGCGTATCATGATTGACGGAGTGTTATGCTGAGATAGTAACGCTGTCTATGTTTGTTGTGTCACTACCGGTGGCGTTCGTTCCAGTAATGGAGGGTGTGAATGTACCAGCCGTGGTAACTACGCCCGTGATGTTGCCAGAGGTTGTATCCATTACTAGACCTGTAGGTAGTGGGCTAACCAAGGCGTATGTAGCTATGACACCGCCAGCGTTTAGTGCTGATACGTTGTAGCTGTAAGAGTCACCAATAACCCCATCAGGTAATGCGAGTGTGCCAGTGAAGCTAGGCGCTAACAGGGGCCGTGATTGTGACTCAATGAAGTTGCCAACAGACTTCGATAATACACATGTGCTAGTAGCGTGCTGACCGAATTTAGGACCTAACAGCCCCTTCTTCCTCATCATCATTAGCGGTTTAAGTGACATTAAAATCTCTCCATCAATACCCATTCAGGCTCAAGTAATTGAATGCGGCGTAACGCGCTCATCCTGTCAGCCTCTTGCGGGGCCTTCAGGTCATTGTATATATCCGGGTGCTTCTTCTTGAACAACTCCCACTCCATGTTGCTCGGTATGGATAGCGTTGCCCTCACATCTTCGTTGTCATGCAGCCCAAGTTTCATCTTGTCCAGCATCTGACTGTTCCGAATCTTCTTGTTGATTTCTAGGCTTGCCTTGTTGTGAAACTGAGTGTCCACATACAGCGTGCTGCCCTCGGTTACAAGCCGGGTCGTGTGATGACGGTCATGTGAGGTTACTTCGTCTTGCAAAGCTCAAGTCCTTTGTATGTTTTCGCTTGAGCTGGTAATAACGCAACAGTTTCACCGGGGCCACATCGGCCTGCTTCGGTGTATAGGTTAACGCTTGTTGTATTCTTATATGTGGATAACTTCGGTTTTGTCTTACTTGGTGCGGTCATGTTCAAACTCCAGTTGTAAAAAAAGAGGACGGCTGATTATTCAGCCGTCCTCCCTAGTTTCTTACTAAGCTACGCCAGCTAGAGCGTAATCGATATCAGCAACAATTGCGTTACCTTCTTCGTTCAAGCTACATAACGTAACGTCAACCGTAATCTCACGGTTTTCGCCAAGACCATCACGAGCTAATTCCTTAGTCTCGTATCCTTGCAAGTAACTACGTTCCCATAACTCTGGGTCTAATAGGTACAAGTCAGCAGCGCCTGTGCTACTGTCGCCTTGGAAACGGTTAGGAACTAATTCTAATGTACCGAAGTTGGTTACCAAGATGTTAACAGAACCTTGAGCGACAACACCGCCACCTGAACGACCACCGCCAGTAGCATTATCGGTACGATTGCTGCTATCAACATCAGATTGTAATGTAGCAACACGAGCAGAGCTAGTGAATAGGTAGTCAGATAGAACCTCAATTACAGCAGGAGTGGACATTGCTACAGATGGGTTACCACCGTTCTCGTAAGCAACACGCATCATTGTTTTGATGGTAGTTTCGCTTAAAGCACGTTTAGTACCAGCCACTGCTGCTGTTGTTGGGAAACCACCCGGATTACCGGACAGGATAGGGTCAGCACCAGTTGAAGCGCCACGGCTAGAGTTAGTAGAGCCTTGACCTGTACCAATCCATGCGCCGATACCAGCTAACTTAGATGCAACAGATGTACCGTTACCTTCAGCAGCAGCGTTACCAGATACTAATGCAGCTTCTTCATCACGACGAGCAGCCTTCTGGCGCTTCATCAACTGACGAACTAGCTCATCACTTGAACCGATTGTGTCAGAGCTACGACCACGGTCAGAAACACGTACTGTTTTGCTCATGATTTGGTGGTAGTTAGAAATACGCTCACCTGTAACGGTGTCGTCTAATCCAGCAGAGCTTGAACCGTCGATACGTGCGTTATCTTTGTTCGCAGCTTCTAATGATTCGCGTACCCATGACTTGAGATGGTTTTCTGACGTATCAGAACCAATCATGTCACAGAATGGGCGGTCTACTGGGGAAACGTCAAAGATTGAATCCATGACATCTTCGTGAATTTGTCCACCAACTGCCACATCGGCTAAGTTGACTTCATCTAATTGATTTGCAGCCATGAGAGGCTCCTTATAGAGTTAATAAATAAATAAATAAAATACAATCGTTATCTACCTATCAATTTCCATATAGCTCTCGCCAAGACTTTGATGGTCGGTATCTCTACCTTAATTGTTATCGCCTATTATATAACACATATCGTGTCAATGCACTAGACATAAAAAAGCCGCCATGTTTTTTAGTCATGGCGGCGATTGTTGAGCAGCCTAGCGTTTGTTGAATATTGCCTTGGCCGCTGCCAACTCAGTGTGACGATTACGGTTGGCCGAGACTGCTTTCTTTGTCTCAACTACTTGTTGGTCGCCCTTCTGTTTAAACCTGCCATTTGCCTGTCTCAAGACCTTGGGAGCGTTGCGTACCCGCTTCACTTCAGCAGCACCGCCAGCAAGCTGTGCCTCTGCCTTGATGAGTCGATGAACCACGCTGATAGCTAGTGGGTCACGCGTGTTACGCAGCATAGCATCAGTATAGCCCATGCCCATTAACAGCTCACGTATCTGGCCCTGCTCCTCTGTACGTACAGCTGGGTCTGACCATGTAGGTATAAGCTCAACTAACTTCTGGCCCATCGCCTGCATGTGTTGACCCTCCTGCATCTCTTCCTGCTGAGCTAGTTGCTGCATAGTTTGCTGCGCACGCTGGTGGCGCTCCATGAACTTCTGACGAGCCAATGCAGCCTCGCCGGGAGACTCTGTCTCAAAGCGCTGCCAGTCTATAGCGTTGAACTCTTTCTGGACATCTTGAAGCTCATAGTTAGCCATCTGAACCTGTTCGCTGG